ATTTACGTGTTGATTAATAACAGTGAACATACCTTGGTGTGATAATTGTCCTTGCACCATGCCTTTTACATTATCAACATAATTAGCAAGATCATCTTCGATATTTTGTTTTGTAAATACTTCTAAGACCTCGTGTATTTTTTGTAAATCACGAGATAGTTTAACAGAATAAGGAGATGGATTATTTTTTATAAGTACTTGTACTCTTTCTAAAGATTTTAATGTTTCATCTAAGGTGTTATACCAGTTAGGTATATCAAAAGCAAGACTAGGATCTTTATCTAGTTTAGATATTATACGATCTGTCTTCTTTAAGAATTTTTCAACAGCTAATGCTTCTTTTTTAATAGCTTTTTTATTTTGTTCATCATAAATAACACGTACATAATTTTCTGCATGCTCTGTATAATTTTTTAATTCAGGTAAATCTTGTAAACGTATATTATTTCTTATATAATTTATTGAACGTTGTACATCTACATTATTTTGTATTCTATTTACAGCATCTTCGATATTTGTTATACTGCTTTCCATTATTTCTTTATACTTTGTAACACTGTAATTAGGTATATCTTCTTTCCAGATTTTATTTAAAGCACTGCCTGTCTCTTTTTTAATACGATTATTATTTTTAGTAATCATTTTATTGTAACTTTTAAAATCTAATACATTAGAATCACTAACAGTTTTATTTAAAAGTTTTTTAATTGCAGTATCTTTATCTTTTATTTGAGATTTAATTATTTTAGAAACACCAGAAGCGTTCTTTCTATTTATACCAACGCTGTGTAAAAAATCTGCAACTCTTTCTTTATACGCTCTGTCTACATTAGCATCTGTAAGTAGATCTGCAAGATAATTATCTAATTTATCTAAACCATAGTGCTTACCGTTGTGTACAAGAAATTGTTCATCAACATATTTATAAACGTTTTCAAGTTTTCCTTGGTTATCTTGTATATATTTACGCATAGTATTTAAAGAAGCTTGCTTATATTCTTTAGAAAGAAGTCTTTCTGCTCTTAGTATTTCAGCAGGTGCAATACTTACAACATCTGTTAACTGTTGAAATGTACCGTCTTCAATACTTTCTCTTACAAATTTATTATCAGCATAAGCAGCTTTAAATGAAGGTACATTATTTTGTAAATAGTTTATAAACTCTTTTGTAAGGTCTTTGTTATCAGCTGTAATACTTTCTAAGAAATCTTTTTTATATTTATTTTCAAAGTTTTTAGCCATTCTATAAAAATGTTCTTGTATACTAATTTCATTTAAACCTATTTTCTCTAAAAGAGTTTTATTGTTTTTAAAAATACTTTCATTTATAGCTTGATTTTTTAACATTGCGTCTTCAACAAACTCTTTAAATACTGAGGTTTTAGATACAAAATCTTTACTTAAATCATATTCTTTTAAGTTTTTAATAATACTATTATAAATATGATTAGCTGTAGATTTTAATGCACGTGAACCATATTTAGCAGGTATTCCTAACGGTGTCATATAAAACATACCTTTTAAATAAGCACGTTCAGCACCTTCAACACCTTCTTTAAGTAGGTTAGCAGCTCTATATACCTTATAACCTTTTGATCTTGCAACATCTTGTAATAATTCAGAGCCTGTTTTTACTATACTTTTTTCTGTAATTTCTTTAAGACTTCTACGATTTACATTTTTAAGTACGTTTTCAAAAGTTGCTTCTGAGCCTTCTTTAACAACTGTTTTAGTAACAGCTTTTGCTAAATCTTTAGTTGCTTGTTTAGATAAATTCTTTGCTGTTTGATCTATAGCTACTTCTGTTCCTGATTTAATCATAGCTTTAGAACCAGTCTCTACAATACCAGCTCCTAAAGTAACCCATGTTATTGGATCTGCTATTATTTCATAAAATATATCTAAAGCAGTATTACCTGTATCAAAGTTATATACTTTACGTTCTCCATCAAGACCTAATGCACTAACTAAAGAATCAAAACCAGGCTCTCCACCAGCAGATTCGAATTGTGATTTAACGATATTACTAAGAATATCAGGTGTTTCAGAAAGTTCTGTTAAAGTATTTAAACCTATTTCTTTAGCTGTTTGTCCAAGGTCTTGTTCACCACGAGCATATGCTTTTATAGGATCTACATACTTATCATCTAATAAAGCTACTGTACCTATTACAGGACTTATTAATGGTATTTCTGGAAGACCGCCTAAACCTTGTTCTTCTAATAAAACATCTCTTTGTTGTTTTGAAAGTATTACATCTAATAAAGAGTTTGCTTTTTCAATAGGTTTAGTATCTTTAAACACATATAATCTTGGTTTATACTGTTTAGTTTTTCCTGCATTGTTTAAAGGGGTTACATCTTGTAACCCCGAAACATTAGACATAGGTCGTACATCAGACATAAAACTAACAGGTTTCATATAATTAACATCAGGCATATAAGATACACGAGCCATTATTTATTCACCACCGATCCCCATTTTTCTAAATTATCTCTGAAGCCAGTACTTTGTGTATAAGCAAGACCTATATAATCACTAAGTGCTTTTTGGAAATTGTTTCCATTTGCAGGTAGAGATATATCTCTGAAGTATCTTTCTGCTTCACTTAAAGCACTGTTTGCAGCTGCACTAGCTGCACGACTTTGTGCAAGAGCACTGTTATAAATAGAAGCCATTAAATTATTTTGAGCCATTCTATTTGATCTTAGGTTTTCATCTGCAGATAAGATGTTTGCATTTGTTAGTAGATCTTGTCCACGTCTGTTTACATCATTAGCATATAACGAAACACCTGCTGAAGATAAAGCTTGTGCTAAATCATCAAACATATCGTATGCTTTAATAGATGTTTGAGCACGATCTTTGAGAGCATCATTCATTGCTTCAAAACGTTGTGTTGCTACATCTGTATTAGCAGTTACTTTATTTTGTACTGCTTCATTATTAGCTAAAACTTCTGCAGCAGCTTTAGCACCATTGGACATTCCTTTTTGTACAGCTTGGTTTTTAATATTTCTTATAGCATCTAAATAAGAAGTTTGTCCATAAACGTTGTTTCTTTCCCCATTGTTAGCAAGTAAATCTGAAAGCCAAGAAGTATAATCTACATTAGCTTGGGCAGCAGCATCATAATCTTTTTTAATGTTATCGAAGTTATAATCTAAATCATATAATTTTGCAAGTTCTTTATTAGAATAGAATTTTAAAGGAGCTACTTTCTTTTGGTATCTACTAAAAGAAGTATCTAAATAAGCAGGAGCGGGTATTGCTACACCACCACTAGTTCCAGCACCACCACCAAACAACCAATCTATTTTTTCTTCATCAGTCATTTTGGAATACTCTTTATCCCATTGTGATTTAAAGTTAGCATCATTTTTATAAAGGGAATTATAGAGTTGTGTTAACGATTGTGCTTCTGTCTTATTTAACGCACTAAATTTATAATTATTATTTCTTAGTTTATTGTAGGCATTTAATGAGTTTTTATAAGTGTTCCCATCTATATAACCCATATTCATGGAATCTCTAAGATATGCATTGAATTCAGCATTACTGTTTGAGTTAGACCATGTACGTAATTTATTTTCTGAAGAAGATAAAGAATTATATACTTTTCGTTTTTGTTGGTCGTTTAATGCTAAAGCACCGTATGTTATAAGACCACTACCTGCTGCAACACCTATTGCACCAATTATACCTAGTGCTGTTGAAAACATATTAAATCACTTCCTTTCTAATTAGAACTTGAATTACTTGTATAATAATTAGATACATCTTTGTTAACATTATTATAAGCTTGTTGCCAAGGATCACGTTCACCCGAATAATACATTTGGTATGCTCTTCTTAAGAAGTCATCACTAGAAGATGAAGCAGAAGCTGAGTTAGCAGCAAGTGCAGCATTTACATTATTTTGATATGCCGCTGCAGCAGTACTTGCTAAGTTATTTTGTGCATTACGTATACCACTATAAGCAGTATCATAAGCATTCATTGTATTTATATAGTTTTGTACTTCAGCTGTATTAACATTAACGCCTCTTTCCAAAAGCCACTTACCTATATCATTATATCTTTCACGAGCAAGAACTTTATTTTGTTCTTTTTCTGCATTCCATTTTTCTCTATATGATTCTATAATACTTGCTAAGTTAGTAGCAGCTTCTTCATTTGCTTTATCTGCACCTAACATAGAATTAAGAGCATTAGCAGCAATAGTACCTCTACCTACGGCTGTAGGAGCTGCATTAAGATAGCCATTAAGATAATTTTTTAATAACGTACTAGCGTATAAAGAATTACTTAATTCGGCATCTTGATTTATTTTTCCTTGTTCTGCTATAGCATCTTTATAATATTTATTAGTAGCATCATTATATGTTTTTAACCAGTATTGCATGTTATATTTATCTGATATATTAAATTTTTTAGCAAGTTCTTTAGCAGTCCATACTTTAGGTTTTTGTAGTTTATCTATTAATTTACGATATTCTTTAATAAGTCTTTCGTAATCATCAGAACCACCACCGCCACCGTAACCGCCGGAATAGCCGCCGTAGCCACCGCCACCGCCTCCACCTGAACTACTATAAGATTTAGTGGAACTGGTTTTACTAGTATTTTTTGTATTATTTGTTTTTTCATATGTCTGTTTTGAAATACACCATGCTTTATTTTGGTTTATTATTTTTATAGCGTTTGGATTTTCAAAGTAATATTTTTTACCACCAGAGTTTATATAATATCTACCAGATTTATTTTCTTTATAAATATTATATTCTTTATTACTAGCAGACATATAAGTTGTTTTCATTTTTATATCGCTACTCTTGTTGCTTTTATTATTACCTCCAGTAAAATAATTTATAACTGAATCTATAAGTCCCATTTATATCATACTCCTTTCTATTTCTTTTTGCAGTAAATTTCTTTACCCATCTGTATGCATATATAACCACTTGGTGTCTTAGCCCAATACTCATTATTATTCTTTTCTATTTTTAAAGCTGTAAATACAGTTCCTTTTTTATAACAAGCATAAGCATTAGCTCTAGTAGATGTGGCATTCTTTTTACCATCAGGTGTAAGTTCTTTAACTTTCTTTTGTTTGTATTTAGTACCTGGTCCGGATCTTACTTTCATTACATCTAATGTAACATAATCTCCAACAGTAGGTACTACAGGAGTTGGTGCAGGTTTTACAGCAGGATTTATTATACAACCTCTGAATTTATAACCACTCGCCATACCCCAGCGACCATTGTTATTTGTTCTAGTTGCATTAAAGAATGTTGGTCCTCCCCAACCACTTTCACTTGTATAGATACTATTACTATTATTTATTCTTTCTACAATAGCGACATGTCCTGCTCCGTCATTTCCTGACAAAGATGCACCCTTTTGCCATACCATTATACCACCAAGTGTAGGGGTTTTACTAATTCTTAATCCTAAGTTTTTAGCACGTTCTATAAAGTTTTCTGCATTACAATTTAATGTAGGGTATTTCATTTTACCTATGATCTCATTAAAGCGTCCACAACTATACCCAACACAATTTGCGAGTACATTTGCATTTTTATCAGTAGGTGAACCTATTACACATAGTGAGTAACCTCCTTTACTTTTAGTAATATAAAATTTATTACCACTAGGTTTACTCGTTCTCATCACAAACGACATTTTCAACATCTCCTTCCTCAACAAGGACATCTATTGAATCCTCATTAAAAGTATTTTGTAAGTCTTTCATATTTCATTCCTCCTCTTTTTTATTTTTTGCAAAATAGAATGTAAAAGTCATAGAAACAAATGGTACAAAGACTTCAGCTGTAATCATGTTTTTAAAAAAGCCTACAATAAGAGATGCTGTTAGAGCTAAAGTCAATATACTTTTAAAGTCTATTAATTTAGCGAGTCTTTCTTTCATTATATTACCTCCCATGTGTTTATTTCTTTTATCAAATCTTCAACAAATGAGTTTCCACCATTTAATCTATAAGCATCACCACTCATATTTACAACTTCTTTATCATAATAAGGAATTTTTTTATCCTTTTTATAATTATAATAAATACGTACAACATTATTTCTAAGTAAGTTTTGATGTGATAGTTCCATATTTTTAAATTTCAGATTTATACTTTTTAATAATTGCACAGTATATGTAAATAAAGCACCGATAACTAAAGTGATAACGTAGTTAACAATGTTTGTAATCATTTTTTATAACCTCCTAACCAATCTTTTTGTATATTCTTCTTTGATTAAGGGTTTTCCTGTTTTAGTTCTAGCACCACAATATTCCCTTTCAAAGTATTTTAAGATATCATCTATTCTTTTTATACTATTAAGATCTAAATAACCTTGTAAGTTCTCCCCAACCATTATAGCAGTAATGCCATCAAACAGTTCTTTATCATATCTTTCAACTATATGAAGATAATTATGTGCGGTAGACTGTTTGAGGATAGCACCATTTTGTATAGTGTATCCGTCGTCTTCTACATTTAATACTTTACACAACCTATGAGGTACAATTAAATGATGAAAAGATAACTCTTTTTCTTTATTAAACTCGTACCCCATAAAGTCATACTTAAGTTCTAGCAATTTATATTTTGCTATCATTAATTTTGTAATATCACGCATATATCAACCCCATGTTTATCTATTGTTTTACAACAACATTATTTGTTGACCAACTATTATAATGCCCGTTTGCACTATTTAATATCCAATTTTGAGCAGCTGTATCTTTTACATAAATATATGGGATACCATCAGCATAGGCACCATCAGATTGTAAACAGCGAGTACCACATTGATTGAACATATTGTCGAATGTTGTAACATTAGAAAAATCCATTCCTGAAATATCTAAAACTGCAAGTTTGTAACAATTATAAAACATGTTTTGTATATTTGTTGCACTTTCTAAAGTTATTTTACTTGCATCTAATGTTGTTAAAACAGTATTATTGGCGAACATATATTGTAATTCACGTGCGGAGGAAGTATTTAATTTGCTTATTGCTTTATTGAATGCAGCCTCAGTAACATGCCTGCTATCACTAACAGCATAAGCATAACATTGTCGAAACGATGTAACATTATTTGTGTTTGTTAGAACAGGTATTTTCGTAACAGTATTTGGTAGGTTTAAAAAAGTACTACTACAATCTGTACCTTGTGGTGTTGTTTCACCATCGTAAAGATCTGTAATATAACTTACCCAACCATGCATTTGTGCAAAAGATTGAGCTTCTCTTACAGTACCACCAAAATATTGTGTTAAATCTGTTTCAACATCAGCTGTTACTTCAACACTACTCATTCCATCTTTCCCTGTTGTTGGTGTTATTGTTGTAGTACCGTTTTCAGTTATTGTTACTGTTTTTGTTTCAAGATCCGGTTGAACATTAGTGTTTATTTCAACACTTGTCATACCGTCTTTATTAGAACTTTTATTTACTGTTGTTGTACCATTAGTACTTATGTTTACAGTTTTTGTTTCTGTATTTGGAGTAAAAGAAGCTGTTACTTCTACACTACGCAAACCATATTTACCACTTGTCGGTGTTACTGTAGTTGTACCACTTTGAGATACAGTTACTTGTTTAGCTTCTAGTTGTGTTGATGGGTTTACTTGTGAAATAATTGCATCAACAAACTTTTGAATCCTATCTCCTTGTAATTGTGGAACAGGATAAGGCATTACACCTCTTTGTGCTATTGCTCCAATTATTTGATTTAATTTATACTTGGCAGTTTGTACATCTGTAATACCTTCTGTTACTGTTTGAGAAGCTTGAGGAGCAAGTGCTTGTAATTCTTCATAAGTATAAGTATGAGGTTCTGGTTCTCCCCAGTTACCTGCTAAATAGTAAGACATCTTAGCGATAGCATTACCCCAATTAGTTGCTGTTTGTTTATAACCAGCAGCACCTGTGGATACTACAACTTCACCTAAACCTGTATAACCAGAATCTGCTGTATAAGTACCGTCTGATGAAACTGTTTTATTTTGATTATTAACTGTGTCTATAGCTTCTATAGCTGTAGCCATTTGTCCAGGTTTATAAGTTGTTTCTGTTCCATTTTTAGACCTAATACTAGCAGCAATATCAGAAAGATTTTGTTCTTCTATTAAAACTTTTGCCATAACAACACCTCCTAATATTGTATATTAGTAGCATCAGTTATACTGTTGAATAAATCCCACACTGCTTTTGCTGAAGGGTATTCTGTATTAGTAGAGCTACTAGAAATACTTGTTACTTTATTTGTTTTATCTTCTTTACCAGAAACATCTATAATAGATAAAGCTGTCCAACTATATGTTGGTGTTGATTCTCCATCACTTACGCATTTATAGAAACAACCATTAGTGTATATTGGTGCTATAGATGTAGTAGGTCCTACATATTGTACAATTCTATCTAGTAATGTCGCACTAGGTGTAGGCATTACAGAAACTTGTGAAGCTAATGAATCAACATATGCTTTATTAGTTAAATGATTATCAGCTGTTGGTACTATTGTAGACTGTGGTAAGTAATTATTAAATTTAAAGATACCTGTAATATTTTGAGTACCACCACTACTAAGAGCATCGCGACGTAAAGAACCTGTATAAGAACTAGAATTAGCTCCACTTGATGTTACAGTAATTATAGTAAAATAATAATCTAAAGAGTTGGGATTACTTGATGAATTAAAATTATTATTCCAACCTAAACAATAGAACCATTTAGTTGTACCTACACTATTATTACCTAAATATTGCATTATACTTCTTTCAGAACGATACATTGGGAATTTAGCAATAGTATTACCACTTTGTATATAACCATTATCTGAACTAGGTACTGCATTTACTAATAAAGTTCCTGGTGTTAGATTATCCATATTTAAAGGTGCGTCTTGTGGATAGTTAGTAATGTTAACTTCAAACAAGTTACCCATATCCCCTTTATCACCTTTAGGTCCTTGTGGTCCCGTAGCACCTTGTGGTCCTGTTTCACCCGTAGGTCCTTGAATACCTTGAGGTCCTTGAATACCTTGAGGTCCAGTCTCACCTTGAGGACCTGTTTCTCCTTGCGGACCTTGAATACCTTGTATACCTTGAGGACCTTGAGGACCTTGGATACCTTGAGCACCACTAAAGTCTGTTATAAATAACCATTCTGTTTCACCTCTAACATATAGTTTAGCATTATCTTCAATATCTACACTTGTAGCAATCATTACATAATCGCCAACATTCATATTATTAAAGTCTGCTTGCATAGCAGCTACAGAAGAATAGGTCTTTTTAACAGTAAACGGATCACCTTGTGGTCCTTGTGGACCTACAGGACCGCGTTCTCCTTGAGGTCCTTTTATATTTCTTGTTGTTGGATTAACCAACCCTCCGTTATTAGTCCAAGATATATTTCCTTCAGTATCAACAGAAGGCGTGTAATAAGGACCTACGTCTCCATTCATTGTTAAACCGTGCCACGCACTTTCATAATACATGTATAATCTATAGTCATCATTATTATCTACAGCAGCAACAGCTCCTTCTCTAGCTGTCTCAGGAAGATCAGCAACGCTATTATATACTGAGAATTTACTTAGCTCTGTAGCAAACATGGTATTTACTTCAGGTTTAGTATAAATATTATTTAACACATCTACTAATGTCAGATTAGTACCATCTACTAAAACAGATTCTAGAGTATTAAATGGAAAAAATGGATGCATGTTTTTATCTTTTAATATACGTATAGGATATAAAGCCATATTAATCTCTCCTTTCTATACCCAAGAGACAACTTGTCTAGTTGTTTCTTTATGGTTTATTTTTGTATGAGAACCATCTGCAGCTGATGCAGTACTAACATTAAAACTAACAGAATAGTCTTTACTATAACTACAACCAGCAGCACTTAAAGTTCCTCTGAACTCTATACCAGAGTCGCCTACAGTATTTGTAGCATTATTAAACATAAAAGTCTCATATTGATTTTTAGATGTAGTTGTACCATTGAATTTAATGTAAGTCTTATAGCTACCTTTATTTGAATATACTTGTAAATTAACAGCTGTGTTTAAACCTACAGCATTGGAACTTGTAAGATCTGTGTACGAACCGTTCCAACAAGTACGGACTCTTATCTTGCCGTTGCTTAACCAATATATGCTTACATAATTATCATTAGCACCACAATAAAATATTCTCTTATCTCCAGATGCTGTTTTCTTTATAGAGCCTACTTTAAAGTACCAGTTATGTTCATCATTATAAGATGAATCAGGACATCTACAGAATCCTGAAGCAGGTTTTAAACTGAAAGAACCTGTTGCATAACGATCAGTTACTTCTGTAGTTACTTTTTTATTAAGCGTTGCTCTTACAAAAGAATTGTTTTTACATACTTTCAACGTCTTTGTATTAGCACTATCGTAAGTACCTAAATCTTCCCATTTAGTTCCTGTATATACTTTTATTTGTTTAGGGCTTTTCCAAGCACCTCCGCTATATACCTTTATTTTATCATATCTTCCCATAAGCTAAACACCTACACTGTTATAAGAACGTCACCTTGTTTTGGTGTTCCACTCCATGCACTACCCACTTGTACTCTAGCTGCAGCATTTGCTGTAGTTGCTATAGATTGTGCATATGGTAATGTAGCATAATCAGCAAGTGTACTATTAACCCAAGTTATTGTAGCCATATCATCTACAGCAGTATTTATAGCTGCATCAGCTTGTGCTGAAGTGTAATAATTAGCAAGAGTACTAGCTAAACTCGAATCTGTAATATAATTACCAACTGTTTGAATACCTAAATCTATTAAAGATTTATTACCAGTAAGTAATACATTATTTATACTAGGTCTGTGTTCAAGATAATCATAATCTACAACAGCTTGTCTATTTAGTTTTGTTCTTACTTCTTCTGTAAGCATAGCTTCTGCTACTGAGTTTAACATAGGAGTAAAGTAAATACCTTCAACACTTGCAACATGTTGTAACTCTTCTGCATATATGAATTCAGGTAAATCTCTAAAACCTATAACACCTTGTTCATCAGTACCGTAATACTTAGAAGGACCAGCAGTAAGAGCACTAGCTAAATGATTAGCATAATCTGCATATTTAACAACAGTACCACCTTCTACAATAGAATCTACAGTATCAGAAAGACCTGAAAAATCTTCTCTAAAGTCTTCGTAATTTTCTTCTAAAGCATCTATATCATGTTCAGCTGTAGTTATACGTTCATCATGTCCTGTAAGTATATTATCTATATAAGGTATATGGTAAGTAGAACTTATATCTTCATTATTAAATAAAGCATTAAGAACTTCAGTATTATAATCACCTTGTGTAGTGTTAAGATTAAGTTTCTCATTATAATTCTCATGTGTTACTTTTTCACCATATGCTAAATCAGAATCTTGTCTTACATATTTTGGAATATAATATAACATAATTACCTCCTTATCTGACGTTCATTATTCTATACACCCATACAAAAGTACTAAGTTCATAGTTCTTTAAATCTGTACAAAGTGCTTGGAATGCAGCACGTCTACCTTTTCCATAAAGTTTTAATTTTATTGTCGCTGTATCTAAATCTGGGAATGCCGACAAATCTATTTCCCAGTATTTTGTTAACTCTGACTCTTCATCTTCAAGAGTTGTATTACCATAAGCAACCATCATTGTATCTAAATCATCTACTTCTGTAGGTATTACATATACAAGACCATAGTCAGGATCATCAGGATTTAATACAGTTTCTACTTCATAACGTGTTGAAGTAACATTTAATTTACCATCAACTTTTACATCTGTATAAAATCTTATTTTACTATTTTCTCTATTTATAATATTCATTTGTAATTCTCTAAAACGTTTATTATAAGTATCATCTATTTCTACATTACCTGTATCAAAGTAAGCATAGTTATTATAATACTCTGTTAAGACTCTTTCATTATATATTATATTATCATCACGACCATCTAGATCTTCTTTAACTATAAGTATATCTGAATCTACATTATCACTTGAGTTGAAAGGTATAACTTCATAAAAAGCACCAGATTGTTTATTTCTATATAGTTTAGAAGTATGAGAAACATTCTCATCACCTACGCCTATAAGATATAATCTATAACTTCTTGTAACTGTATTATATACTAAATGTATATTAAGATATCCATAAGTATTTACAGTATCTTCATCTATTTTTATCTTTGGTTCTATAGTATAAACATAATGTACTTCTTCATTTTTTACTGCACTTTCTATATTGATTACATCAAAGTCAGTAAAATGTACAATTTTTCTGTATCTTTTTGACTCCATATTAGTTATAGGTCTAAAGGTTCTATTTAATATCTTAAGAGTTTCTTCTGTAAAGTGTATAGTGTAATTAGCAATAGCTGTGGAGTTTGTAAAGTTCTTTAGATCTGTAGCATCAGAAGTGTATTTATTAGGTTTTAATACATAAAACTGCGTATCTGTTTTAAAGAATATTTGATCTTTAAGCACGATAGCATTTACTGCATCAACTTCAGGTATAAAGATATTTGACATTACTCTTCTTTGTGTACACTTAGCTATAGTTTCTCCTACTGTAACAACAACAATACTGTCTGTAGTTATAACTAATAACATATCAAGGTAATTGTGTACAGCAAGTATTTCATTATCAAACATTACAGTGTTGTTAGGATATGGAAAATAACTAGGATCTTCAATATCTGAAAAGAAAATTGTATCTTCTGCACCTTTAACTCCGTACACTCCTAAACAACCCATCCAACTAACCATACCTTTTGCTGTACTTAAATCAAATTCTTTGTTTTCGAATTTAGAATATTCATTTATACCACAGTCAAAGGTATGTGGTAATACACTTTGTGTTGTTGTTTGTCCTGATTCACGTATAGATACACGTACAGAAGTGTGCTCATAAGCCAATGTTATTGCAATCCATAAAGCACTACCTGCTGTAAAATTAGTCCAATCTTTAACAGTGGTATAAGAACCATTTGTTTTTGTAGCATCCATTGTTTCAACTTTATATTGATAAGTAGCACCAGATGTTTGATATTGATAATAAGCACGTATAGAATAATTCTTACCAACGGTAGGATTAAGTATAGGCATATCACTATCAGAGTCTTCATAAAGAATAAGACCTAATAATCTAGGTGCTCCACCAGATTCATCCTCAAGTAAATAAGGTGATTTAGATAAAATATTCCAACCACTTGTATTTACTTCTGTTGGGTTTAGTTTTCTAGGTTCTATTGGAAAACGTTTTATAATATCTTCATGTTCTTTATGAACTAATTTAAGTTTTGTTAATTCAATATCACCAACGCTATCAAACGTATCACGGTCTGAATTGGAATCATATATTGTAGCTCTTACAGGACTTGCTGAAAAAGCATACACTTCATTATTCATAACAGCACTTATTGGTAAACCTAAATCTCCTTTAAGTTTTTTATCAAAGACATAAGCATTCTTAACAGTTCTTGCTGTTATAAAACCAATATCTCTGTTATGTACTTTATTAAAAGATTCAGCCCCTTTATTACAATATAAAGCCCAAGCGTTTTCAATTTGATCTTCAAATATTTCGCCTTCTTCTACAATTACCCATTCACCTGTTACAGGAGTTTCTTCACCTTCACCTGGTTCCTCAGGTTCTTCACCTTCGCCAGGTTCTTCAGGTTCATCCTCAACCCATTCATAAACATTCGTATCTCTTGTTATATCTATTTTAGAAACAAAATAAGGAATATCATTTTCTTCAGGGACTACTAATTGTGATTCAGGTAAGAAGTCTTTTATTTTTCCATAGTAACCAAAGCTCATTATAAGATCTTTTATATCTATTATTTCTTCTTCACTGTCATCATAAGTATAAATGTAATCTGTAATATGCATTCTACCAAGTTTATGATTACCTAAATAACCAATAGCTTTATGTAGAGAACGTCCTTTTCTAGTTTTTATACAAGCACCTGTATCATCTAGATCATAATTTACAAGTACTTTAGCATATCCTTCAGGCATGTTTTGATCTGTTAAATACATACCACGAGACAAGCTTTGTAATTTAGTGGAGTAACGTACATTACGAGCACGTAATCTATAGAACTTCGTTGTCTTTGCCACGCATAACCACTCCTCTCGGATGTAATCCTAAAGGACCACGTTCACGTTCATATGAGAAATCTATAAAACCACCAGTATTATTTTGGAATTCAGGTGGAACAAGTGCATGAAAATCTCTAACCATATAGAATAATTGTTGTTGGTATCTTTGTTGATAATCAAGAGCTATTTGTTCACCCTCTTCATCATTTTCAAAGAAGTATAAAGCAGCACCTAATGCAACAACACTACGTAGATACTTATCAGGTATTACATCATATACAGTTCTGTCTTTAGGTTTTCTTGGTGGAAAGTGATGTATATGGTGTGCTGGCGGTGTTGGTTTATGTATGTGTCCTGGGAACTCAGGCATGTGTGGTTGTCCTGGAGGACAATCTTCATGTGCTTCTTCAGGTTCAGGTAATGGACCAAATTGTTTATTATACTCTTCTACATAATCTTCCCATTCTGAAAAAGTAGGATAACAAGACTGTAACTGTTCATTAATATCATCTATTACTCTATCCATATAATAATAAACATCAGGCTGTCTTAGATATTCTGACATTACATAAGTACGGTTTATTGTATCTACTAATTTTTTGATTCGCATATTTTACCTCCTTTATAAATAAAATAGGACAGAAGCGTTAACTCCTGTCCTTAAGTTTTTAAATATGTAATTGACCAGGAGAATATTCAAAATTGTTTTTGACATCTCCAGCTTTGTTCTGACGAGATATCATAGCATCCACTCTTTTAATTTTAGTTATAATGTGTGAAGCATGAGTCTCGTTTATATAGTAAGTTTGACCATCGCAAGGTACATCAACCACTATACCATTAACTATTTGTCTTACGACATTACCTAAATAAGGTGCATAGAACGGTGATATACTTATAGCCACCTTAGGTTCTTGACGATATTTATTAACTAAACCTTTACGTTTAGCTTCCGTCTTATTGAAATTATGTTCATGTTTAGCTTCTGTAGAAAGTTTTGGTTTACTCTTTTCAACCTTTTCTACAGCAGCTTCCTCAACTATTTCATCTAAGAAAGCATCGATGTTTTCTTTTTTACTAGCCATAATGTTTCCTCCTATGTATTACAGATTAATTAAAATCTGCGTTTAATTGTGAAGGTACACAGTAGTAGATTGCTACTGCTTCAGTTCTAGTTGAACCGAATCCTACACTGTCAATCTTGAATCCGATAGATTGTCTTTGATCGATAGGGTCTAATACACCAGCAGATCCTAACGCTTTAACATACATCTTAGCATTTCCGTGTCCAGCGATTTCTGTTCTAGTTAAGCAGTCTGCTCCAAGAACGAAAACTCTGTCTACTTTTAATTCATACCAATCACCATTACCATCACCAACTGCAGTATTGTAAGCATCTAAATCCCAATGTTTTAAGTTAGGGATGTAAGAAGCTTTTTGTCCAGTTCTTGAATCATATACATAATTATCTGGATTTCCTTGTCCATCAACTTTAGCAACTTTATAAGTAGTAGCATCAGCAGTACCATATTCCATTTCACTAGTTGAAGTATTGAAACGAGCAACTAATAAGTAGTCATCTTCAGTACCTCCAATAGTTGCGTGGAATTCACCACTGTTATCTACATGCATAGTTTCATAGAATTCAAGTCCGAACATTGGAGGAATTGGTCCCATGTCATCATAGAATCCTTTAGTAGTTTGGTTAATAGTCATATATTTTTGTACTAGACTATCTTCGATCATATCAAAGTAGAAGTCTGGAGTACCGATTACATGATATCTATTTCCATTTCTAGGTTTTACTAATTGCTTTTTCATTGATAGAGCAATAACTCTTAAGTCTTCAAGACTTGGTTTACAATCTAAAGTTAGGCTTTGGAAGTTAGCAACTTGTCCAGCATAGAATGCAGAAGCAACTGTAACTAAAGCATCTCTTGCTAGTAAGTCTAAAGTTTCCATAGCTACGATAGAATATTCTTTTGTGTAATGTGCGATAACTGGATCGATTACTTCAAAGTTTACTCTATCAGTAAATTCCATGTAACGTCCATATGAGAAAGTATTGATTTCATACTTTTCCATTGAACCTTTATCACTGAATGGTGGCACACCTTCATCTAATGGTACAGTGTGTGCTTGTAATGGAGCCCATCTACGAATTTGTAGTTTAGCTGCATTATTTTGGATTGGTGTAGTATTTGCTAATCTGTAGAATACGAAGTTCTTTTCATCTAAACGGATAGTATCTAGTAATTGCTTATCGTAGAATAATTCTGGTCTGATAGCATAACCATGATTATTGAAATATTCTATGTAACTGTTAATATCAGCTACTGGATTTAAAGCATTTAACATTAACATCTACCTCCTATTCTTATTTCCATGTCGGCTCTTATTTGATTTCTTTGGAAACAGTATTTAATAGGCTGTTGAACTCTGCCATTGTCTTAACATCTGTTGGGGTAGGTTCCTTTTTACCAGACTTACCATCTGGTTTTGCAGCGGAATCGGCTTTGTTTGATTGTTTTATCCACCCTTGTCTAGCTTCTTCTATCTTTTTGTTTACTATGTCATCAAAGAACATACCTTTATAGATAGTGTCGAAGTTTACTCCAGGTGCTAATAAGTCAATCTTATTTTCGATTGCACGTTGCACAAACGCTTCAACTTCCTTCCCCGTTAAGTTATGCGTTTGTTGTAGAGTTTTAAGTCCAAGCATTAGAGTTTGATCTCTTTGTGCTTGTGTTAATTCTCTGATTTGTTCTTCTTGTTGGTCCATCTTACGTAGTAATTCTGGATTCGCTGCAAGACCTTGAATCTGTGCTTGTTTTTTATAAGCTTCATCTTCAAGAGCTTTTATAAACGCTTCTTCATTACCATCGAAATTAGAACCACGCATAAGAGTCTGCATAAATTTTTTGTATTTAGAGTTTTCAGCACGCATTGCTGCAAATGCTTGATTCGCTCTTTGCTGCTCTAATTGAGCCTGTGTGTTGCTTTCATTAAACTCTTCTTCTAAACTAGTATCTTCTTCATTATCATCTGAAGATGTATTTGTTTCTGAGTCAGCGTCAGTAACGTTATCTTCAGTTGTAGGGGTTGTAGAAGTTGTAGAGTCTGTAGAAGTTGTAGAGTTTGTATCTTCAACACTATTTGTTTGTTCGTCTGATGTTGTATCTTGAGCACCTGCATTAGGGTCTATCCCAAAATCAGATAACAAACTATCGATATTTTCTGGCATTTTATTTCCTCCTATCTTACGAGATTGCCGAGTTCTCAGAGGTAGATAGACCACACGACATTAGATGGCTGTCGGAAGCCTATGCCTATCTAATTTAATTATAAAAATAGAAAATAAAAAAGTCAATACTTTAGTATTGACTTTTACAAAATTTATGTTATTCACCTGTATATGTACCTTCGACTCCAAGAATTGTAACACCACTTTTAATGTTACCAGCAACTATATTAGCATCTATAGAAGCTGTAACTCTTGGAACAGTTACACTTGCTAGTCCAACTTTACCAGTACTTGGTTCATAAGTAACATCTTCAGAAGTAGATAGTGTTACTGTTTGTGCAGCATCCACTGGAGCAGCAGCTATTGTAACTTTACTTAATCCAGTATATCCAGCATCTGGAGTGATTTCTTGTGCTGCAGTAGTTGGTGTAGCTGTCTTAGTTTGGTTCTTAACATCATCGATTAGATTGCAGATTGCAGTAGGACATTCAGCCCACACAGCATCAAATCCTAAAACAGATTCTTTAAAGTTTTCTGTTCTAGTCATTGTGTCTGTATCAACAAGAGTACCAATATATTTTTCAATAATACCAGTACTTGTCATACCTTCCCTTTCAATCTTATCGACCATAAAAACTAAATTGTTTTTATCTTTGTTATAAGCTAACTTAATCATGGTTTACCTCCTTTACATAATTGGCATTTCAGCTGGCATGCTACCCGCTTCTCCCATTTGGGCAGCTTGTGGTGAACCAGCTTCTACTAAACCTTGTATGTCTGCAGGATTTGCAGTGTTACCTAATGTAGTTTGTTGTTGATCTGCTTGTAGTTGAGCAGCAACAGAATCAACAGCTTCTTCTGGTAACATACCACCTTCAACTAAATCTGCAAACATTTCAAGAGTTTTAGCAACTTGTTCTGTTATTCTAGTATTTCTTTGAATACCCATACGTTTAAATATCAAATCTCTGAATGGTATATCTTGCATTAGCAACCACTCTTCAACAGTTATGATTTCAGGATCAGGTTTGTATTGAGCTTGTTTTTCTAACAACATATTAGCAGCTGCAGATAATCTAGCTTTATTACGTGGTAGATATGTTTGAATATCTATATCATACCTGAATCTAATATCATCATCGATAGCAGGAAAATCGAATTCAACTGTCTTAACTTGTTGTGTGATAGGATCTTTAACTGTGTAAGTTCTCTTATCACCAAACTGAACTAAATTGTTAACAACTAGCTCTGTAAGTCTACGAGTGTATTGTTCATACAAAGCGAGTTTCATATTATCACGCATTGTGGTATTACCTGTTAATGCATCCATACCTCCAGTAGTTTGTATTGAACCCGTGTCCTTACCTGTATAAACAGGATCTATTCCAGACGCAGTCATTATATCAGTTCCGATATTATTTTTAATTTGTAACAACTCTGCAGGTAATGGTGGGAATTGTCCATAATGCACAGCTGTAGTAGCATCCCCATTTACTGGGAAAGTCTTATCAGCATCGTTACCATATTTAGCAAATTGTCTTATATTTATACCTGATTGTATATTTACGAATCTAGGTGGACGTTGTGCTTTATAAGCATACGTAGCATAGATTGAATTTAACAAATCATATGTTAAATAGTTGCCAAAAATCTTAGCAGGTTCAGAAGAACCAACAAGATCTCCAGCAGGCAAGTTACAATATAGTAGTGCAAATGGAAACATTCTAGGTTTTAAGTCTTGTTTACAATAAAGAACATACTTGTCATCCAATAAATGTACTTCACAGATCTTATAACCTTCTTCTGTATCAGCCGCATACATTTCATAGTAATAAGTGATACGATGGTAACTATCATTTGAGCCATCAGGTTGCTTACGACTTGTAGCAGCTGTTATTTCTGACTCAGCTTGATAACCACCTAAGTTTTCACCTAGTGCTTTAATAAGTTCGTTGATTCTATTCTTATATAATTTCTTAGATTTAATTATAGACATAGAATAATCATCATAATAATAGCAGAACTCTGCATTATCGAACTCATCTGCATAAGGATCTCTTCTAAATTTCATAGGGTCTATGTTTTTAAAGATTATATCCCCTTTATACCAGTAATTTTTAGTACCTCCAACTAGATTTTTATCCCATCCGACCATGGTTATACCTAGATTTAATAGAGCTGCTCTTTCACCAGCGAGCATTTGGTAATAATCTGCTTTAACATTAGCCCATATCGTATCCATTGCTGAATTAAACTCGATACATAACTGAACATCATCTTCAGACCTAGGCATTAGCTCTCCGTATCTACCAGTAGTGTAGATTGAAGCAACTAAATTGTCTTTAATATAGTTTACCCAGTTAGTATCAGGTGTTAATTGGTAAGATGGGAACTTTGCACGTACAACATCCCACACTTTTCCTCTATCAGCACCATCTAAGATACGCATTCTTTGTGTTGCCTTTGTATAATGTGCGTTAGTATCCTTAATTTTTTCTTTAATACTGTTTAAACACACACCTTCTGGTAACATTTCAGACCCATAAATATCTTTAGCGGGTTTCTTTGTCATTCTCTATCACTCCCTCCAAAGATTTCTGTAACATTGTCCATTATTTTACCCATTTCCTCGTACACTTTGTCTTCTTCTACGTCATTTTCTTTAATAACCTCAGACATTTTAGGTATAATTTCATCTGGAACCTGTGGAACAATGTTTTCATTCTTTTTGTGGATAACAAATTGTAGTGGTTTATCTATTAAAACAACTGCAATAAGGAACCCAAGAACAAAAAATATAAGATTATCCATATAAATCTCCTCCTTCGATGCCATATATAGCACCTTGATCTTCAAATGAGTCGATTAAGTCTGACTTTTTACCGAGTTGCCAGCCTCCTTCACTCATTTTTTTACGCTCTTCCTCTACATTTCTACCGTATTGATCATACATTGTGAGGAAAAGTTTGCGTGGATCAGCTGGAAGCTCCATACAAATCCACTCTAGTGGTGTGATACTGTGGTCATTCTTATCAATAGGTTCATCCTTCGCATTACCTTTATCATTCAAAGTACGAGGTTTGAATTTACATTCACGCATTTCACGAATTAAGTACTGACAACAGTCATAGACTTCTAGTCTACCTTGTTCAATGTAGTCATTAAGTCTATAAATCCTAGCTTCTCTATTGATATAACCAGGTTTAAAGTTAACTCCGTATTCTGCGTAATGTGTGATAAGGTCCTTCTTGTCATAATCTCTTTTATTATTCTTCGGATCGATTATTGGTGAGGTATACCACTGACCTATACCTACGTCCTTAGCTGCTTCCTTGAACATGTCGGCAAGATCTTTAACAGAAGTGTTATTAGTTCGGATGTCTTTATAAATAACCAACTTACCTCGGTCAGTATCTATATAACCAAACACGAAAGTGGACGGGTCTTGAAGTCCGTAATCGTGTGCAGCTATTATTTTATACTTTGGTGGAATGACTATTTTAGTTGGCGTCGGTCTAATACATTTAGCAAAATTTGGATATACCAACCCCTCAGCAAACATAAAACTACCGTAAATAAACCTTCTTATCCACCACTCTGGTTTATTCTTTGTATTGACTTCAATGTAATCGTCAGGTAAAAACTTATTAACATCTGTAGATGCAATGTGACAAGAAATATTAGGATCGATATCTTCAGCGGTCTGATCGTAATACTCTTTACAGAAACGCCCAAACTGTTTAATCTCTGAAGACACTTGCAGAATATCTGTTCTAATCCAACCTGAATCCGGGTTTGATTCACAAATAAGTTTACGCCAGTCATAAACAACAGGCTCCTCACCCTCATGCATGTAAACAACTCTTCTACCTGCAGTGTTACGTAAACGCGTCTTTAATTGGTGGAATGCTTCAGCTTGTACTTCACTGGCTTCCAAAATAACAACTAAAGAATAATTGTTTGAACGTAGTTTGTCTGGATCGTCAAACGGTCTTAACATAAGACGGGCATCATTAATAAAGTCAATATATTGTTTTTGAACATTTCTACCTTTAAGAAATGCTAAGGGAAATGAACGCTCGAAATCTCTAAGAATTGTTTGTTCATATTGAGAAGAAACATTTGCTCCAACTAAAATATTAGCTCCTGGTGTTATTAGAATATGTTTTTCTATTTCTTTTTCAGATGTTTTAGTTTTACCTGTACCGTAAGACCCGAAGTTCCCAATGATTCTGTGTGTATCTTGATGAACAGAAATCTGGTGTTCCATAGGAGTGTAAGTATCTACATACGTATTACACATAGGATTAGAACATTCAAGCCAATCTGTAGACGGTGCACCTGAAATAGCTGTAGTTGGTACAAGCAAAGAAAGACACCTAGGACATTTCGTTAGCTGCATCTTTTATTTCCTCAGGTGTTTTAGCTTTACTAGTAAGTCTTTGGTGTTCTTTTTGTTTTAAAAGTTCTTTCTTAAAACGTGTGATATTCTTGCTTGCTTCTTGCTTTTCTTTAGGAGATAAATGTTTATACTTCTCCTTAACAATACGTTCTTCTTCATTTGCAATCGCATCTGCTGTAATGTCAGGGCGTAGTTCAAACTCAGGGGCGTAATGTTCAAGAACAGAAGAAACAGCTAAATTATACATATCGTAAATTTGTGTCTTGATAGCAATGAACTTATCAATTTGTTCTTCTGTAGGTTCTTCAGGTAGCTGCCCACCGTTAGCTGAAATAGTATAGGCATTAAGTAGATGTAGTGATAGCGTGTGTAGAAGTAAGAATGCTGTAGATAGATCAAGCTCTGGTGAAATCACACAAAAAGTCTTTTCTTTTTCTTGACCAATAGCTATTAGATTAGTCGCTTCAATATCTCTATTTTCAATTTTTATGTTCATATCAGTTCCTCCTTTATATTAAGTATACAGTATTAAATAATTATATGCAATATGCAAAATAAAAAAGATAGTATCTACTATCTTTGAAGGGGGTCGGGTAGGCGGATTTGCACCGCCAGAACTTTGTTCCCCGATTAAGGGCTCTTCGCCCTTATCGCTTTCCCTTATAGGGAAGAACCAACATGCCCGTAAGTATTTCTTACGGTACTTTAATTATAACAGGTGATAGAAGGTGAAGTCAAGGACTTGTTTTTGGATAGGGCAAACTTTTTTGGAGGAACAAAAATAATTTGAATGTTACTAAAAGCCAAACACACACAGGCATTTTATTTATGGATATACAAGGCTACCTTGGTTTCCAAAATTCAAACAGACCCAGGGTAATTTTAGATTTTCAAAGGTTAAACAATGCTTTCAGAGTATAATAAACCAGTATATTTAATAACGACACTAGTCTTTCAGGCAAGACAAGAAAAATGACACAATAATCGTATCAATCCTAAGCTCTCAAGCCCTTTATTTTCAAGGAAAGAACAAATATCGTATCAATTTTGTATTACTTTTTTAAACAGTCATTCAACTTTTTTCCAGCGACTTTGTGACCCAAAAAAGCAAAACCCTAAAAATCCCAAAAACTCTCTTTTATAATCTCTCAATTGTACTCGCACTTACGAAAATACATACAATTTTTGTATCACAGTCTTAGACACTATCTTCGATGATACAGTATATGTATCAATTTTCATTTTTTTACCCCTTAAATAACTTTTAAAAAAAAAGTTTTCATGACACATAATTTGTATCAAAAATCTACTTTTTTACCATTTTACCTAATTTAGCCTATCTAAACTGATACAGATATCGTACACATCCTTATTTTATAGGGCTTTCGAGCCCTCATTATGATACAATATTCGTTCCTAACTACTAAAAACCCGATTTAGTTCACGTTAGCTCAGCTCCGCCAGACCCGAACCTACATCGACAACTAGTATTATACTAGTTGTCTCGAGCCCTAGCTTCGCTAACTTTATTCTCATTTGCTCATTCATTCACACAACTGCTCATTTCATTCGCTGGCACTCGAATAAGAACTCAATCGACGGGCTCAAGTGCATAAGAGCAGCAATCGAAATGACGAGAGCCAAGACTGCAGATTGACACTATATGTGTAGATACGTTAGTTGAGCCCTGGTTTTTTATCGCCAGATGCACACGTTACAGCCTCGTAAAACGGCGTTGTTGATATAATCAAATGAAATGAACTAATTTATATGTTATGCAGTCCATAAAATCCTCCTAACTCGGAAATACTAAATCATCAACGCCTTTGTGTAGTTCTAACCAACATTCTTTTTGATAATCAAGTATGTTTTATTTCAGTCGAAGTATTTATACTTATCTGCGGCGTCATCATAATTTGTTTGTAATAGGTTTATATAATATACTTTTATCACAGGTTTTCCTATTTTTCTCAAAGCCTTCTTATTATAGTAAATTGTAATGATTCTATTGCTTGATTTGTTCTATAATTGTTTCCTATGGAGCTCTGTTTAGATTTCTACTTTTGCTAAATCCATCTCGTTCCCTCCTTCCAGCTGGTCAGGCTAGCATACTGCTATCTAAATACAAGAGGTCAAGCGGTTGTATTTTGCTAAAGCAAAATCTCCACCGTCAAGTATGAACCACTTGTATTTATCTATCAGTACCAGACACTTCAGTGTCTTTGCGGAGCCTTAGTGGAAAGGAGGAAACGATATGGAAGCAAAAGTGAAATCTAACATAGTTCCAGGAAACATATTATATAACTACATCAATCAATATAATCAAACAATTTATTACTATAATAAGTTCAACTTTGATAAAAATGGAAAACCAAGTGCTAAAAGCATATCATCTAAACCTTTACAAACATTAAATTATGATGAAGTCGCATCTAAGTTAAATACTATGTCGCCTGAAGACAAAACTATACTTGATAATATCAAAAAGGAATGTTGGAGAATCTACTTCAAAGCCGTTGCTGATAAGTATTATCCAGAGTTAGATAGAATTTTAGGAACTGATTTAGAACATCTAAATTAGTTCCTTTTCTTTTTATTAATCAAAAATGGTATGGTAAGGTAGTTTTAATTTTAATGTTTTTACGAGACTGTTTAAAAGAGGGTTAAGTTTAATTTTATTAAAAACTAAGAAGAAGTTCAGGTTAATCAGAATAAACGACTAAAGATAAAAACAAGATAAAAAAAGTATATAAAATAAGGTCAGAAAGAGAAAATATCTCTGTCTAATTACAGGCTAAAGCCTACAACAGAACCTGTGCAAAGTAAAATCGGAGATTTGACTTTCCCCAGAACCTGTTGTCCCCGTTGGGTGTAATTAGCCAGAGCTATTTTCTGTGTTATTTACAAAAAAAATATTTTTAGCTTAGTTGAAGTTTAGCTTAAAAGTTGGAACTTCAGCGAGTGAAGTTCTTGATATAAAGAACTTTAGCATAGTTTTAAAAAAGAAAGGATTGATGAAAATGAAAACTATGAAACCAATTCTAGGTAAAAAAGAAGTAGTAATCCTAGATACTACAAAGAAAGGAACTGAAGATAGATTTACTATCACCATCGAAATGCAAGTAAAAGATACAGAAAGAACATTTAAAGATGTATTATTCTACGATGCATCAAACACTTCAAGAATAAGTGTTCTACCTGCAATCTTATGTGCATTAGCAGAACAAACTGGATTAGCTATAGAAAAATTCAGAACTGAAGATGATGATTCATATGATTGGGATATAGATAAAGTCCTAAAACATATTAAAGGTAAAGAAATCACTGTTGAAAGAACAGCTGTAGTTTCTGAAAGAAATGGTCAAACTTACTACAATGTAAATTATAGACCAGAATTAGAAGAATCTGAAGTAGAGTTATAATACTCTGCTTCTCATTCTTAATTAGATTAGAGAAAAGAGGATATAAAAATGAAAGTCATTAGTGAATATAAACTTACACAAGAGCAAATAAAAGAATATAGAGATAAAGGATATGAAGTTTACTACGGTTATGAAGAACCTTATATTAAAAAAGGTGAATCCGTAGGATTCTTATTAGATACTATGTATAAAAGTACAATAGATTTAATAACAGATTTAGTACATAGGAAAGTAAAATCAAAGATTACGATTAAATATAAAGACAAAGTATATAATATTCAAACTTATACTGATTGGCAATATAAATATTACGATAACCATAAATGGTATACAATACAACATCCTATTTTAGATGAATATTATGCAAAAAGAGATGAATATTACGAACAAAAAAGTAGAGCACAAGCTAAAAAACAAACTGATTATGTATTAGATTATTTCAATGATGAAATTCCTCAAGATTTAGATGCAATGTTAGCAGATTTTGCAGGATTATATGATATTCAAATAGATTATAGTTCTTTAAGGTCTAAGTTATTAGCATATGCAAGTATAAAATATTATTTAGACAATGATATAGAATATTCAAAAGATATAATGGGTAAAGATCCCAAAGAAGAAGCAATATTTGAATGTATTTCATTCGGTAATGAAACATATCTAGAAGATTATATCTATAAAAACTGTTAATAATATGATATAATAAAAGTAGCAGGAATTAAGGAGGTCAATTATGAAAGTATTAAGTAATACACGTTACAAAGAATTACTTGATGCTGAAAAACAAGTTAAACGTGCAAGCAATGAAGTCAAACGTAAAGAGTTTTGCATACAAAGAAAACAAAAAACTATAAACAAAATAGATAAATTCTTAAATAAGTTACCGCACAATGCAAAGAAAGCAGAACTTAATGAAACAATAGAAAAAATACATAAAGAAATAAACAATTAATTTTACTACCTAATCAATAGGTAGTATGAGGTCTATAACATTCCTGTTGACTTTCTGTGTTATAAATCTCATAGTATCTATTGATACTCTACGACTAGTCCGTAGTGTAAAGACTAGTGTATAGATGAGCTAGTAATATTACTATCGTCATCTATGTATATTATTTAGATAGCCTTATTTATCTACGTCTTCCAGGACATTGTCCTCTTTTACTACACTATTTTATGCTAGTAGATAAATATAGTATTGGCGTTAGCATACGTGTACTGTAGATAAGGAATAAGTTATTGCTAACCAGAGGTTAGTACTGTATGAGTGTACCTAAACAGCTTGATCTACCAATGATAACTTGACCGTCAACATTGCGGATATACAATGGAAGGATAATATTAAAACGATTAAATCGTGAATGCTTTGTTGTTGTTGCTATCGCACAACAAAGTGTGGTATTAACTATTAGTTCCCCAAACTAATAGATTAATATAGATATATCTATAAGATATAAAATTTTGAAGGAGGTCATGAACATGGCAAAAGCAAAAGTTTTAGATGACAAAGTAGTCATCACAAGTGATGTTTTAACTAATGAAAACATAGAAAGGGTTAGTATATTAAAACCATCTGTATTGATATTAAAAGATGAAGAAGCAGATAGAATTTTATATGAAATAGCAACAGGTGAATGTAATTCAATTACAACTTATGGAGCTATCTTCAAAGATGGTAAGGCTATCGCAGGTATTACTGTTTCTGCAGATAACGAAGAAGCTAAAAAAGAAAAAATGAAAAACATTATTACTTCTATTTTAGTTAAAATAAATGCTATCGAAGAACAAGTAAAGAATTACCTAGACGAAGCAGAAAACATCGAAGCAGATGTAGAATTTTTAGACTAATAAAGGAGTAAATGTAAATGATAAGAGTAATCGTTGGAACTACAACTCAAAGAGTTGAAAAGAACTACATGCCAGCTACAACTCTAAGAGAAATCTTAGAAGATAATGCAGTAGATTATTCAGTTGCTCAAGTAATGTTAGATGGGGCTTCATTACAAGCAGGAGATATGGATAAGACACTTGCTGATATGAATGTAACTGAAAAATGTATGCTTATCGCAGTTGTTAAAGCAAACAATGCTTAGTTAAAACATTTTAAGGGGAGCAGATTTGCTCCTCTTTTTTATTATTATTGAAAGGAGTTTATTATGTTACAATTAAGAACACATAAATATTTAGATACATATAGTAATAGATATTACTATGGACAAACACCAGAAAGATTAATGTGTGGTGATACTACAGGAATAAGACTACAAAATCATCGTGATTATTTTAGAAGTCCATCTTCATTATTACATGCTGATTTACCATTACATATGAATCATATTAATTTCGAAAGAAAATATTTTTGTTATGATGAAACAGCAGAAGGAAGAGAAGAAGAAATAGTAACAGGTATCAAAGATACTTTGTTAACAGTCTTTAATAATACAGCTGATGATGATTGTATTTTTATAACTGGTTATTTAGCAGCAGACACACTAGAAAATAAAGATTATGTGTACCCATTTATAGATACAGATATATGGAAAGAGTTTAAAGGAGACTCTATAAATTCTTTATTTAATAAGTGTGTAGAACAAACATCTTTACGTGAATCAGAAAGACAATGTAGAGATATTAAACAACACATAAGAGTATTTAAATCTAAAACAAAACATATTATTTTAATGCTTACAGACTATGCAGATATCGATCAAGAATCTGAATCATTCTTAGCTTTAGGTTTAATACCAGTATTCTTTGAAGATTGGAAAGAAAGATTTGATGAACTTGAGATAGCTTATTTCAAATGTTTAGTTAATCGTTCACAAGTAAAAAGAATATCTAATGTTAAACCTACAACATGTTTTACAAATTTAGAAGAATTAGAAAAATATCTAGTTGTTGAAAGAGAAATAAGATATAAAACTTTATTTCAAAAAGTAGCAACAGCTAGAATAAATACAATAGAAAATCAAACAAGACAATTAAATAATGAAATGCAACGTGCATTAAGTATCTATGATGAATCATTAAAGAAACTTACTGAGTATAATATTCTAATAGAAAAATATAGAGAAGGTACAGGAGAAGTTGTAGAAGAACTACAAACTATATCAAAAATGAAAGGTGTTTATGATTTAAATTTAACACATAATGGACAATTAAGAATAACATTAAGATTACCTTTAGATTATTTTGATTCAGATGAAGCTGAATGTGCTATTAGAAATGTACAAGATGACAACGTTAAAAGATTTATAGAAGAAATATTTATAGAACAAAAGTATAAATTGTATATTAGAACAGATGCTTATTATTCTTACACTCCTGATGCGTACTTCCAAGATTTTACATCAATACCTGAACAAGATTGTAGACAAATAAATGCAATGTTTAATCCACATTTTCAATTTTATAATTGTTTAGGTGATTATAAACCAGCATTAGTTAAAGCTATGCGTGAACAAGATCTAACATTATTTATAAATGTAGCCATAGCTGCAGCAAGAAGTATGAATTTTAAAGATGGTTCTGTATGTAATCGTTGGTTTAGTTGGTTGCGTAATGCCTTTGATTCTGATAATGATTTTTATTTAGGTATAAAATGTTTAGAGAAAGATGGTAAGTTATATACTTTAGGTCAATGGTTACATAATAACTTTGAAGAAGAAACACCTGAAATAAATATTATAGAAGCGGAGGATTTATAGAATGAAAAAACAATTAATAAATTTAAATCCTGTTAAGGATAAAGTAAAAGAAAAATTATTAGAACAATATGATACAACTTTGTTTATGAATACATCTAAGATAGAACTTAAATTAAATATAGAAGATATATTAAATGAGTATATTGAACAACAAAATATAACAGAACCTACTATTTATATCACTCCTAATGCATATATTAAAATGAGAATGTTAGTAGATAAATGTGATAAAGAAGTAGGTTGGTATGGTTTAGTTAATCAATTACCTGGTTTAGAAGCATCTTATATTATTGAAGATATAATAGTATATCCTCAAAAAGTTACAGGTTCTACAGTAGAACAAGATGATGATAAAATGTTTGAATTTGAAATGAGTTTAACTACAGAACAAGTTAATCATAAAAGATTTCATGGACATTCTCATGTTAATATGGGAACAAGTCCATCAGGAGTAGATGAAAACTTCTATCAAGATTTATTAGCACAAGTAAATGATTATTTTATTATAACAATAACTAATAAACGTAATGAATACACTACTAGGTTTTATGATGTAGCAAATAATATATTGTATACAGACGTACCAATACATTTAATACAAGAAGATGGTACATTATATTTAGATTGGTTTGAAGAAAACAAAACAGAAATAAAAGAACCAGAAATATTATCTCATTGGTCTAAGAAAACAAGTACAAAAAATAAACAAGAGTCTTTCTTTAAAGGCTATGAAGATAAAGAAGATGATGATGAAGATACATTCTGGGATCCTTACTTATATGACTGGATATCAAGAGATGAATATAAAGATATATACGGTCATGAATATAATGGTTGCTATGATAATTGGTTTAGTAATAGAAATAAGAAAGGAAAAAATAAAAATGGAAAAAACAAATATAAGTAGAATAGGAGATATACTTTATATAGAAGCACCAAAAAATAAATTCGTACCTGGTTATGTATACTATATGTTAGAACACTTTGCATGTAATCATGTGTGTTTTGGTACATCTAAAAAGTTATATAATAAAAAAGATTTAAAAGGAATGAAAGACTGGAAGGAGGTAACTAAAAATGAATCTAAGTAAATCATTAGAATACTTCGATCCCATTAATGATTTCGAAGGAGCTATTCATATCATAGGAATAGGTGCTATGGGTTCAAGAGTTGCTGAACTATTAGTTAGATTAGGTATTCAAAAGATACACATCTGGGATTTTGATACAGTTGAAGATAAGAATATAACTAATCAATTATATTTTCATCATCAAATAGGTATGAAAAAAACAGATGCATTAGAAGAAATACTTAAAGATATTAATCCTACATGTGTTATTAAGAAACATGATAAGTGGGAAGATCAAATGTTATCAGGATATGTTTTCTTATGTGTAGATAGTATCGAATTAAGATATCAAATAACTACAAGTTGTAAAGATAATACTAAAGTTAAAGGTATGTTTGATACTAGAATGAGATTAGAAGATGCACAATCTTATGCAGCTGATTGGACAAATGAAACACAAAAGAAAATGTTTATATCATCTATGGAATTTACAGATGATGAAGCTAAAGATGCTACGCCCGTGTCTGCTTGTGGCACGACACTGTCTGTTGCTAGCACAGTAGTAAGTACTGCTGCATTTACAGTTAGTAATTTTATTAACTTAATACGTAAATCAAAATGTAAATCAATGATATTTACAAATGCTTTTGAGCACACAATAATTACAATTTAATAATAGTATTAAACCTAATGGTTTACTTTCATCTATAAAGAGAAAGTTTCAAAATGTTAGAATGAGGAAATAGGAATAAGATGAGCTTAGAAGACGAGTCGGAAGGTCCAAGGTGATGCACCCGCTGCAGGAACGCCAGTATCCAGAACGATCATGTCGATGGAGTACCCTCCGTCTCCGTCGCAATGCACTGTTTTAGGTTCAAACCATTCTTGATTGTACATCCAAAGGATTCTTAGGAAGTTTCTATTTTAAAAAGTATTATTAATTGTATAGAAAGGAGAAATGAATATGTATATCACAAGTATTAAAGAAGGAACTGGTTATAAATCAGAAACAACAACAATGATAGATGCACTATTTGATAACACGCCTGTTGAAAATGTACCAACTTATAATTATTTTAGAACAAGAACATCTGAAGTAAGTACTAATAGACTTACAGCACCTTATGATTACACGAATAAAGTTCTAAGATATAAAATTAAATTAGAGAATTTTTTAGAACAACATAATGTAAATGATATGTATACAGAATTTAAGATACCTAAAAGAACAGGTGGATTCAGAACTATTGATGCACCTAATGATGAACTAAAGAATTTTATGCGTGAGTTTACACGTGATTTTATTAGAGATTTTAAATTATTACCACATGATTCTGCTTATGCTTATGTTAAAAAACGTAGTGTTATAGATGCAGTTAAAGAACATCAAGCAAATAGATCAAGATGGTTTTTAAAGATTGATTTAAAAGATTTTTTCGGTAGTTGTAACGAAGAGTTTATTGTTAATCAGTTATATAAAATATATCCGTTCGCTATGGGTGGAACAGATACAACAGACATGTTACAAGTACTAGCTAAGTTTAGTTGTTTAAATAATAAATTACCACAAGGTACACCGATATCACCTTGGCTTACAAATCTATTAATGGTTGAGTATGATTATAAGATAACACAGTTATTAAACAATATACATAACAAAGGATTAAAGAAACAAAGATATGTATATACTAGATATGCAGATGATATTTTAATATCAGCTAAAGAAAAGTTTGATTATCAAACTATCATAAATGAGATTAAAATATTATTAAAAGATACACCATTAAATATAAAAGATGAGAAAACAAGATTTGGTTCTAATGCAGGTCGTAATTGGAACTTAGGTATAATGTATAACAAAGACAATACATTAACCATAGGACATAAAAAGAAAAGACAAATTAAAGATAACATATATTACTTTATTAAGTTTAGTAATAACTTTGAACTTGAAGATTGTTGGTGGTTACAAGGTAACATCAGTTGGATGCAATCAGTTGAACCAGAATATACAGAAGGCTTATTAGAATATTATAAAAATAAGTTTGGAATAGATGTTCTTAAGAGTCTATCAGATAAAATAAAGTCTTTTAACAATTAGATACTAGACAATTTGTAGATATTATGATACAATATATGTATCAAATAGGTACAACTCAGAGTTAATAACCTGAGTGCTAAGAAGTTAAATCTTACGTAACTTTGCCCAGCCACAAAATTTTTCACAGGGCGTGTGAAAAATTTAGTTGCACGGCACGTTACTATTATATTAGTAGTATCTATTGAATAAGAGAGGAAGTGAAACATGGTGGAAGAAACAAAACCTATAAGTATGTTACAGCAAAGACTTGAAGAGATAGAGTTCTATAATTTTATCCGCAGACTACTTAAAACATATAAAGATAATGTACTAATCTATGATTTTATAGAGATCTTTGCTAGATATAATAACAATATAGATGGTAATGTAATTAAAAGTTTAGTACAAAACATAAGAGATAAAAACAATATGTCTTTTAAACCTAGTAAAATAGAACAAGTTGTAATATACAAAAAGAAAGGTTACTCAATGAGACAGATAAGAGATATAACAGGCTTACATCCTAATACACAATATAAATTATTAGAAGATATGCAGGAGAATTCAAACTTACGCCCATCAATAGCACCAAGATTAGACGATCTTACATTTGGGATTGTAAGAGATTTTATGAAAGAAGTAAATACATTTAAGGAGGTATAATATGTCAAAGCTAAAGATGATGGATATTCCTTTTAGAGAAGATGAAACCGACATGCTCGAAATGCAAGACTTTATAAATGAAATAGGTCAAGAAGCATTATACATGAACCATTACGAACTATCAGCTAGGACAGAAATATCTCCTATTGCTTGGAAAAAATTTTTAATGGACGTGCGTGTGTGTGCATTTATTAATGAAGAATTAGATATGTTAAAGAAATCTAAAGTAGCATTAATGCTTAAAGATGTAGAGTCAAATAAAAATACAGGACAAGCACAGCTGTTAAATACTTTGCTTAACCAAACAAAGAATGAACAAAAGAAAGAAGGACCTGTGTTTATATATACACAGATACCTTTAAATGATGCAGAACGAAATGCAGAAAATGTGGTGATAGTAGATGGCATTGACCCCTTTGCGAATTACAAGTAGCAATACAAATATTAGAGGTACAGGAAGACACAATAAAGAAGAAGTCTTCCCTTGTACCGAAGTCTTATTAACAAAAGCAGGCTATAGTAATGAAACAATAAAACAAATAAAACAAACACAGCAAAAGATTATTACTAAACTTAAAAAGAAAACTATAGAAAACCTAAGACCGTATCAAATAGAGGATGTTAAATTTATAGCAGCTAGAAAAAACTGTGCTTGCTTCAATGAACAACGTACAGGAAAAACACCAACTGCACTTAGATCATTATTAGAAAGAGATATAAATAAGTTTTTAATTGTAGCCCCAGCGTCCACAATATATACATGGGCTAATGAAGTACGAAGATGGAATAAACAGGAGTGTGTAGTTGTAGATGGTACAGCAACTAAACGAAAAGAAATTATTGAGAATTGGAAACAAGGTGGACTTGTAATTAGTTACGAATGTTTAAGAGAAGTAACTAGATATAATAAAAATAAAAATGAATACAGTATAACAGGCGATTTATATTATATTAAAAAGCATTTACAAACTATTGAAGCTTGTATATTAGATGAAGCACATAGAATAAAAAACCATAAGTCTAAACAAGCTGAAGCAATGTTTAGTTTATCAGGTATCCCTATTAAAATAGCATTGACAGGAACTCCTGCACCTAATAAACAACATGAAATATATAGTATCCTACATTGGTTATTCCCAAATATATTCTCAGGCTATTGGAGATTTATAGATTATTACTTTATGCAAGAAACTAAGTGGAATGCTAATGGAGAATATACAGAAATATCTACATTTAAATCAGGAAAAGAAATAGAGTTGCAACAATTTTTAAATGTTGTTTCTACCCGTCGCTTGCGTGCGTCGGTTATGGAGTGGTTACCAGAAAAAGATTATGAAATAATAAAGCTTGAATGTACTAAAGAACAAAATAAATACATGCAAGAATTAAAAGATAACTTTGAAATAGGTAATGAAGAAGTAACGGCTGTCAATATATTAGACGTCTTGATAAAAACAAGACAACTTTGTTTAGCTCCTAAAGTATTAGACTTAAAAAGTAAATCACCTAAAGCAGAATGGATTAAACAATACCTAAAAGATTATCCAGATAAAAAAGTTTTAATCTTTAGTAACTTTACTAAATGGTTGAAATATCTAGGAAAAGAAATAGATTGTGATAATCTTATTATAGGTGAAACAACAAAAGCAAAAAGAGAACAGTTGAAAAATGATTTTCAAAATGATAAGATTAAAGTGTTATTACTAAATATCAAAGCAGCTAAAGAAGGAATCACTTTAGATACTGCTTCAACTGCAATCTTTACAGATAAGTATCCACCTGTCGGAGATATCTTACAAGCAGAAGATAGATTTGTAGCAACAACAAAAGACAAAAAAGATTTAGGACATACTATAATAAGTTTAATAATGAAAGATACTTATGAAGAAAACATAGAAAGATTATTAAAGAATAACGCTAGTGATATAGATGTTATAAATAATTATGTAATGTATCTAAAAGGAGGTGAATAAAATGGAAATACCTGTAGAGTATATTGCTAATAACCCTTATGTTTGTGTATATCTAAACGGAACTTATGTATTAAACTCATATGCAGTAGATCGTTTAGATGAACAAGAACTTGAAGAGTTAGATAAAGCTGTTAATTGTCTTTTACATTTAGCTAAAAAAGGTATCTACATAGACATAGCCACGATAGATAATATGCCAGAAGATTTTAAAATAAGATGTGGCTTTATAAAAGGTGGTGAATAAAATGTTAAATCAAGTAGTATTAGTTGGTAGAATTAAAGAACTATATGATGATAATTTAGTACTTGCTATTCCTAATCAGTTTAAAAATGAACAAGGAGAGTATGATACTAATATTATTCCTGTTAAGTTATCAAACAATATTGCAGAACACACAAAAGAATATTGTGAAGTTGGTGGCATTGTTGGTATAAAAGGTAGACTAGTATTAGAAGGAACTAATCTTACTGTAGCAGTAGAAAAAGTATCTTATTTATCTAGTCGTACACAGGAAGGAGGTGAAACAAATGGTGAGCAATAAGTTTCGTAAAGTAGAACGTCAAAAAGTTAAAGCCTCTATTATGATCGAAGGACTTCAAGGTACTGGTAAATCAGGATTAGCATTAGCTTTCGCTAAAGCATTAGCAAGTGACTGGTCTAAAGTTTATGCAATAGATACAGAAAACCAATCATTAGATTTGTTTGATGGTATTAAACTAAATACTGGTGAAGCTGTAAAAGATTTTAATAAAGTAGACTTAACTGTAGATGATGGTTTTGCACCAAGTAACTATTGGACATTACGAGAACAAGCAATTAAAGCAGGTGCTGAAGTAGTAATCATGGATTCTATATCACACATGTGGAATCGTAAAGGAGGATTACTAGATAAAGTAACTGAAGCACAAGCACAAGGTCTAGATAGTTATAGAAGTTGGGGTACTGATGAGAACAGAAAAGAAAAGGAATTGATATTCGATTTAGTCCGTTCACCTAAAGCTCATATTATTACAACAGTAAGAGATAAAGAAAAGTTTGGAATGGAATTTGATGAGACTAGAGGTAAGAACAAAGTTGTATCTCTTGGAGAACAACAAGTACAACAAGAAGGATTAAAGTACGAACCTGATTTAGTTTTAAGAATGGTATCCGCTGGTGCACCAGATGGTACAGCACCTATAGCAGAAGTATTAAAATCAAGATATACAATTCTAAGAGTTGGAGAAGAGTATGAGTTTACAACAGAACTTATAGATCAAATAAGACAGTATCTAGCAGAAGGTGTAGATCCTGAAGTAATACTTAAAGCACAAAAAGAAGAAACAATAAAGGCTATTAAAGAATACTGTACAACACCTGCAAGAAAGAGTGTATGGAAATCTTTAAAAGAGTCTGCTGGTTTTGTAGGTAAACTAGAAGACATGCCTTTAGATATAATGAAACAATTATATCGTCAGTTAATTTCAGATTAGTAGGAGGTATAATATGGAAACTGAAAAACTAACAAATGATCAACTAGATGAAGTAGAAACATTATCTATTGAACAAGTTGATTATAAGAAATTAGACAAAGTAGATTTAATAAGACTTTGTGAAGAAAAGGATGCAGCAATAACATCATATGAAACAGAAAGAACTAATATACAAAACACATACAACAAAAGAATAGAAGACATGACTGAATTCTATGCTGCAAAAATAAAAGGTTTAAATTATATCATAAAATATTATGAAAGAAAATTTAAACTTGTAAAAGATATTATAAATATAGATAAGGAGGAGAAAGAAAATGATACAATTCAACGCACTACCAAAGGACAAGCCTAGTCAAAACACTGTAAAAAATGGTAGATATACAGCTACAGTATTTAAATGTGAAATGAGAACAGGCAAAGATTCAGGTACTGAATATTTAAACGTTTCATTCTTATGTGATGGTGGCGGATTCGTTAATGAAAATTATTTTGATAGCGACAAACCATTCTTACAATATAAACTTGGTCAGCTTCTAAAAGCCTGCAAAGTTAATCTTGAAGGAGAAGGAACTCTTAAAGATGTAGCTAAGGTTATTAAAGGAAAGAAAGTTATTATAGATGTAGTTGTTAATGACAGAGGTTATGGTGCATTAGACTACTCAGGTAATAATGATGGTGTTTATCCAGTAGGACAAGCTCAAAAAGAAACTGAAGATACACCTGAACTAGATGCAGATATAGATCAAGCAATAGATGATGATGAATTCTAATGTCGTTCTTTGAATATTATTTTAAAGATTATGATTTTAATAAGAAGGAGACAGCTGTATGCTGTCCCTTCCCACACCATACTGAAAATGGTGTAGAGTACTTTGAAACAAATCCAAGTGCTCATATTAATACAGACAAAGGACTATTCCATTGCAAGGTCTGCGATAAAGGCTTTAGTGAAATTGCATTCATAGCAGAAATATTAGGTTGCTCCTATGAATCAGCAATTAAAATTAGTAAACTGTTCACAACTAAAGAAGATGTTTTTTCTTGGACTAATAATGTAAGTATTACTCCTGAACAAATAGAAGTAGCAAAGAGTTTAGGAATAAAAGAAAACGTAATAAAAGAATTAAGCATTGGTACAGAAGTAGGAGATGAGCTAGCATTTCCTGTAATAATGTATGATAAGATTGTGGACGTTAGAAGCTATAGACCATTTGATAAAGCAAACAAAATTAGAAGTAGAATAGGGGCTGTTAATGGTTTAATAATTCCTTTTGATATTTGGATGAAAGCCGATCCAACAAAGTGGACTATCATCTGTGCTGGAGAAAAAGATATGGCAGTATGTAGAAGTAATGGATTTAATGCTATTACTTTAACAGGTGGAGAAAAAGCAATTCCACGTTTCATCAATCCTTTTAAGAATAAAAAGATAGCAATCTGTTATGACAATGATGAAGCAGGTATAACAGGTGCAAAAGCATTAGCTGCATATCTACATCCACACGTACAAGAAGTCAAAGTTGTTACAGGTTTTCATGAAATATGTAAGGAACATGGAGAAGATATAACTGATTTCTTTATGAAATATAATGGAACTGCTGAACAATTAAAACAATATATTATAAACACACCTGCTTTTACACAAGAAGAAGCAAGAGAAGAATCAATAAAACGTTGTCCAATGGTTACATTATTAGAAGCAAGCAAACCTCAAAATATAAATAGAGTTGTTCAATCTAATATACAAGTAGTAGCAACATATGAAAAAGCAATGCCTGTACCTACAACTATATATGCTAAGAAAATAAATAACACAGGAGAATCAAAACATAATCAGATGTTAATTGGTGAAGAAAGAAGTTGGGAACTAAATGAAAATAACTGCCAAGATATTTTAAAATTAATTGATAATAATTTTACAGAAGAACAAATAAGAATTAACACGCGTGAACTATTAAAAATTAGTAAATATGAAAGAGATGTTATGGTTAATAAACCAACTAAAGAAACTATATATCAATGTAACGTTACAGATCTTTTCGAACAAACAACAAAAGATGTATCTACTATTGAATTAAATGCATACGTCTTAAAGAAAAGATTAGAGAGTGGTAAGAAATATTTAATAACATACAAATTAGTTCCACACCCTTATAAAGGACAACAATTAACTATGATTATTATATCAGCAGAAGAGGTGGCAGACTCTGTAACTAATTTCACAGTAACAGAAGATGTTAAAAACCAATTAAGAAAATTTGAAGAACTTAAAGGTTCAGTTAAAGATCGTATAGATAAATTAACTGAAATGGTTAAAGCTTATATAGGTTATGATGGATATAATAAACTAATACAAGCAATAGATTTAAGTTTTCATACAGCATTAGAGTTTAACTTTGGTTCTTTTAAAAATGTTAGAGGTTATTTAGATACTTTAATAGTTGCAGAATCTAGAGTTGGTAAATCATCTACTGCAGAAGCATTGCAAAACCTATATGGTTTAGGTGCTTTCACATCTTTAGCAGGTAACAGTGCTACTATACCAGGTCTTATAGGTGGTAGTAATAAAGTAGGTGGTAGTTACCAAACAAGAGCAGGTTTAATACCTATGAATCATAGAGGTTTAATTATATTTGAAGAGCTTGCCAAATGTAATAATAATCTAATAAAAGAATTAACCGATATACGTAGTAGTAATCAAGTAAGAATAGCAAGAGTAAGTGGTACACTTACATTACCAGCATTAGTTAGAATGATAACTTTAACGAATGCAGTATCTAGAGGTGGAAGAAGTAAAGCAATATCTAGTTATCCTAACGGTATAGAAATATTACAAGACTTAATAGGAACACCTGAAGATATAGCAAGATATGATTTAATGTTAATCATGGGAGATACTGGTAATAAAATAATAGACCCTTTCTGGGAACCTGAAACACCTTTTGATGAAGACGTATATAAAACAAGAATACGTTGGATATGGAGTAGAAATCCAGACCAAATAATAATAGATAAAGAAGTAGGAAGATATATTATAACTAAATGTAATGAAATAAATAGTGTTTATGATTCACACATAAAAATATTTGGTACTGAAGCATGGAAAAAAGTAGCAAGATTAGCCATTGCAGTTGCAGGTTATCTTGTTTCAACAGATAACACCTATGAAAAAATTATCGTAACTAAAGAACATGTAGATTATGCTTGTAATTATTTAATAGATTGTTATGATAATGACGTGTTTAAGTTTAAAGAATATGTAGAACGAGAAAGAAAGTTTAATACTATAGATGATGACGGTGTAGCTTTATTACAAGAGTTATACAATCAAAATCCTGGTGTATGTTTAGAGTTAGAGAGTGCATCAAGAACAAACAGACAGAACTTAATGGGTGCATCTGGTTTAGATAATGAGTTATATAATAAACTAATGCAAAAATTATTAAATGGAGCATTCATACGTCATGAATCTTACGACATAATACCTACACAAAGATTTAGAAAAGGAATGTCTTTAATAAATCGTAATGGAAATATACGTAAAGTAGGTGAGCAAGATGCGTAGATTAAGAGATATACAAACAGAACTAAAAACTAAACAAGATTTATTAGATGTAATAAGTTTATTTAAATCAGGACACCCCGAAGTAATATTCTTTGATACTGAAACAGATGGTGTACATATTATAAACAATAAACCTTTCTTATTACAGTTTGGATTCGTTGTGAATGGTGATGAACTACACGTTTATTACGTAGATAGATTAGAATATCCTAAACTATTTGAACAAACTGTATTAGCTATGTTTAAACTTGCAACAAAGTGTAAGTACTTGTGTGGTCATAATATAAAATTTGATTTACATATGTTAGCAAACTTAGGTTATAACTATAACAGTAATAATGTAACAGATACTATGATAAGAATCAGAGTAGCACATGATGCATTAACACAAGCTAATGGTGGTCCACCTTTAGGTTTAAAAGAATATGCAACTATGTTTATAGATCGTAATGCTAAATTACATGAACATGAATTAGCAGCTGAAAGAAAAAGTATAGCTAAAGAATACAATGTAGATTTAAAAAATAAAATGCGAGCTGTAGATAAGAGATGGACAATGAAGTATTTAGATGAATACTTTAAAGATGTGTTACATAATGTAGATACATTACCTGAAAATGTAAGAGAAATATATAGAAACTGGTATGATAATATACCAGAAGCAATTAAGGATAACATGTATTTAGGTAAAGTAGAATCTCCTGATATACCATATACATTATTAAATAGAGATACTTTAAAGACTTATGCAGGTTATGATATTGTATATACAGCAGAAATATATTATCTTACAGAACCTGCTATAGAAGCAAGACATACTGAAGAACAACTTCATAGGGAAGAAGCAACAATAATACCTTGTTTTCATATGGAACGTTGTGGTTTCCAAATGAATAAAGAATATATAAGACAAGCAACTATAGATATGGCAGCTTATTTAAAAGAACAACGTGCAAAACTATTTAATTTAATAGGACAACATATATCTGTAAATGCAAATCCAACAGTTAAAGCAATATTAAATGATAAATATCATTTAGGTGTAGCATCTACAGGTAAAGAAGCATTAGCTAGATTATATGATGAGTTGAAAGTAACACAACCTGATAGTGAAGTAGTTAAATTTATAAGTTTAGTACAAGAATTAAGAACACTTGAAAAATGGTACGTTACTTATCTACTTAGATTTATAAAAGAAATGCAAAAAGGAGATAGAATATACACACAAATAAATCAAGTAGGTACTGTATCAGGTAGAGTTACATCTGACTTCCAACAATTTCCAAAGTTTGGAATCAATAAAGATGACGGCACACCATTATTCCATCCTAGAAATATGATATCAGTAACACCAGGTTATAAAGGTATTGCTTATCTAGATTATAGTCAAATAGAATTAAGACTACAGGCATTATATACTATACTTGTTGGTAGTCCAGATTTAAATTTATGTCGTGCATATATGCCATATAAATGTAAGACTATAATAAATGATGGAAGTATAGGTTGTGGAGAATATCAATACCATTATGAAGATTTTGATTATAAAAATCCAGAACATATCAAACATGCATATGATTGGAAATGGTATTATGATGAAGACACATCTAAAGAATGGGTTCCAACAGATGTACATGCTGCTACAACACATGTAGCATTTCCAGATTTAGATATGAGTAGTGATGAGTTTAAAAAATTGAGAGGTAAAGTTGGTAAAAGAGTAAACTTTGCAAAGAATTATGGAGCACAGTTTAATAGAATTAAAGTAATGTTTCCAGATTATGATGATGATACAATACATAGAATAGATGATGCTTATTATCAAGCATTTCCAGGTGTTAAAAAATATCATGAGTATTGTTATGAGATATGTAAGACAGCACCTTATGCAGTAAATCTATTCGGTGTTAAATATTATGGATTATCTGGACATAAACTAATTAATTGTCTTATACAAGGAAGCGGTGCTTACTTTCTTAAAGAAAAGATTTGTGCTTTAGATGAATATATAACTAAAAACAAACTAAAAAGTAGAATGCAAATGCAAATACATGATGAAATATCTTTTGAAATAGCTGAAGGTGAAGAAGAACATGTATATAAATTCAAAGAGATTATGCAAGAATTTAAAGATGCTTATATCCCAGTGATTGCAGACCTTGAATTTACCACTACGACATGGGGTGAGAAATATGAATGTGAAAAGATCTAGATATATATTAGCTATAGATCCTTCAGGTAATTATAAAGAAGGTAAAGGTATTACTGGTTGGTGTTTATTAGACACACTAACTAAAAAGATTGTTAAGTTTGGTTATATATCTGCAGAAATGTATCCTAATCAGTATGCTTATTGGGATGCACACATCACTTTAATAGATTCATTATCTGGTTATGCACCTGCTATAGTTGTAGAAGATTATTTACTGTATGGTAATAGAGCAACCAATCAAATAAATTCTAGATTTGAAACACCACAGCTTATAGGTATTATTAAATATGAATGTTATAAAAGAGGTATCTTAACATATTTACAAACTGCAGTATCTGTAAAAAGAAGATGGAATAATGACATATTAGTAAGAAAAGGATACCTAAATAAAAAGGGAAGAGGTTATTATATAGGCAGAGTATTAGTATCCGATCATATACAAGATGCGTTGCGGCACGCTGTGCATTTCGCCACTTTTGGAAAGGAGAAATAATATGTATTATGTTCACCTTACAAAAATAATAAACGGTACTCAATCTAATGAACTTATACTTAAAACAAAAAACAAACATGAAGCAGAACTTGCATTTGAAGGTACTGTTTTAGGTATAAGACATGAGTTAAAACATAAAGACACAAAAGAAATTATTTTAGAAAAGAAAATAAAATTCTTATGTGCCAAAACAAATATAACAATATCAATAAAGGAGGATAAACATGGAAGAAGTAGAGTTTAAAGAGCACGTAATTGATTTAGGTATGGATAAAGAAGGTAACTTTATAATAAAGACTGATGCAAAAGATTTACCTATAGATATAGTGCAACGTATTTTAAACATAACAGCTAAAGAAATTGTAAAAAATATGCCTAATATGCACAATCCAATAGAATTAATAGAATTAAAAAGAGAATTAAGAACTTGGAAATTACTTGCATTCTTAGGTTTAGCTATAATGTTTATAGCAATATTAAAAATGAAAGGAGTATTATAATATGGAAGCAGTTATACTAAGTCCTATAGATAAAGATATAGAAAATCTAGGAATATTAAAAATAAAAATAAATAAAATAAATGAACTATCTGAAGAAGAGTATGCTTTAGTTAGAAAAGAAAGTTTTGGAGGTAGTGATAGCTCAATACTATGTGGAGTAAATTTATACAAAACTATGGACCAACTTATAACAGAAAAGAACCATAAGTATATAACACCTGAAGAAAAAGAAGTTGGAAATAAACCAATAGTAAGAAAAGGTAGAGATTTAGAACCACTGATCTTAGAAAAAGCATCTGAAGAATTAGGTTATGACATATATAAACCTACAGCTATGTATGAATTCAAAGATTGTCCTATACTTACATTAAATTATGATGGTGTTTTTGTAAAACGAAATGACACAGGAGAAGAAAACAAAACTTTTATACCTGTTGAAGCAAAACTCGTAAGTAAATGGGGAGAAAAGTATTATAATAAAGACAAATCTTTATTAGATAATAGAGATGTAGAAATGCATGTAGAAGGAGATTCATTAGAAGCACACATCAAACGTAAAGCAACAAGAATAGGAATACCTGCGTATTATTACACACAAGTACAACAAGAAATTATGGGACTTGGTGCACCTTATGGTTATTTAGCTGTATTGTTTGATGAATCTTGGACTTTTAAATTATATTTAATTAAGGCAGATAGTTATGTACAAAATAAAATAAAAGATATTGCAGATAATAATAAAGAAAGAATAGAAAAGAACTCATAAGAGTTCTTTTTTTTATGTTCGTTATAAATCACGATAAGTAGCACCTTTTCTAGATGTTCTATAATAACGTACAGCATCATGATATAACGAAGTACGTGTAAGTCTTCTGACATTTGTTCTATATCTACGAGAATAATATTTACGCATATAAGTAGCATATGCTTTTGCTCTACGTATCTTAGGATAACGTATCCACGTACGTCTAGGATAAGATCTTCTATAATAAGTACGCCATTTCCACATAGGTCTATCCCAATCATATTGATTTATACGTGCAAGTATAGATGGTATAGGATTACCTTCCTTAAATTTAGCATAATTTCTAAACTGTGTAATGGCTGGATTTAATTCTTTAAGTTCTTCTTGTCCTGTGGCAACAGAAATAATAGGGTTTAAACGGTCTTTAACATTACCTACAGGGTCTGTTACAAGATTTATAAAATCAAACACAGAAGGAGATAATTTAATTATAGTATTATTGATTCTTATATTTCCTGTAAGAGCATGATAGGCTAAGAAATTTGTTTTCTTTAATTCTTCATAGGTATATTCACCATTGTTCCAGCTAGCTGTTTGAGTATCCATTAACAACTTAAACATTGTAGGAGATTTAGTTAAACCACCATTAACATAATAATTAAAGTTGTTAATAGGGAATGTAGAAAACCAGAACAATCTTTCACAAATTTCCATTAAAGAACTTCTACTATTATAATCGAAATGTGTTTTTATTACACGTAGAATAGAATCGTTTATAGGTAAACCGGAATCTACAGATGCTAAGAATAATGCCATACGTCCTGTTTGTTCTATATGGTCATTAAGATCACGCATACGGGCTAAAGGATTTAAAGGATGTGCTTTGATATTCGGTGTCCAAGGATATGTTTTTGTATGTGCATAAAGAATATCATCTTCGTAAACACGTTCCCAAAATTTCCTTATATCATCTGTATGGTTTTTATTATAATCTTCTAACCAAGTACTAAGAGATCTTGAGAAACCACCACTCGCATCTGAATTAATAAATAAATCTGTTAAGAAAAATACTTCAGCTTCATCTTTAGTATGTTTGCTTAAGACCTCAAGAAGCACGTCTTTATTGTACGTTTCACCACCGGTAATAGAAAATACTTCCTGTTGTATTTTGTTGTGTAATTCAAGAGCTTTTGAGGCTTCTCGTTCGTATTTGAACACGCTTGGTATTGCAGTTATGCCACCAAGTTCGTTTGCGTTTTTATAAATTAAAGTATCGAAAGCATTACGGAAAGGGAAACCTGCTGTGAATAAATACATAGATTTGTAAGTACTTGGTACTATACGACGGTACACATCTAAAAGATTATTAGTCATTTTTCTACTGTTTACTATGTTTTTCATAGCATTAAATGTTTCACGAGGTACTAAGATACCACCTTCTTTAATTGCATTGTTTAAAGAACGTTTACTAGTTACGTAGTACTCATGTACTTTAGGCATACCCTGTGTGTCTGCACGTAAAAGAGCAACTTTATATTTACCTTGTTCAAAAAACTTTTTTATTTCAGAGCTGTTTGCTTCACTAAACATCTTGGTGAACAGTGGGTTATCTAAAGAATAATCATTGTTAAAGAATAGTGATAGATATTTCTTTATCTTATTTGTTCTATTAACTATTGCAGTAAGACCAGCAAGTGTGTTACGAGACATTTGTTGACTACGTGGTATAAAATCTTTTGAATACTTCATATTCCATAGATTAAAAGTGTCTGCACCACCTATTACAGAGAAGTTTACTCTTGAAAAACTTTTATTAAAAAACATAGAATGACCTTGAGGAGTCAATTTTTGATACAATTTTTGTTCTTCTAAGTCTCCAAAGAAGTCAATATGTTCTTTTATCATATTGTTCCAAGTGTCTTCGTTAATTGTTTCTACTTTAATTAAATCTGATGGTACATCTTCTTCCCACATATTAAGACGCCACCTGTATTTATCTATTAAATCAGTGTATCGTTTTTGTACGTCTTTATGTGATACTGTGTTAAAACTATACTTAGGTATTTTATTATGAATTCTATTATCAGTTAGTCTTATGAAATACCAATCTCCATGTTCATCTGTAATCTTTTGCATTTTAAGACCATGTTCTTGTAGTTCTTCTTTAGTAAAATTAAAGACCTCAGGTAATGCATCCCAAGTTACAGAGCCGTCTGCATGTAATGTTTTAGTTATTTTTGAATTATGAAATATAAGAGCACCGTCTGTCTGTCTGTATATGTGTGTTGCGAGTTCTTCAATATCCATGTTTGCTATATTTAAAGCCATGTTAGAAGAACGTTCTGCGTATTGCATAAAATCATTTACGTCTAATACTTCTTCATATCCATATGAAACGCCTGCTAATTTTTTAAGATCATCAGGGTTACCATAAATACCAAAGTCTTGTTTAATAGCGTTTTGGTTTTGTATATCTACAATAGTACGTGTAATATAATCTTGATCTGCAACGTCTTTTCTTAAGAACTCTACAACATCATCAGAGTGTTTACCTAGATCGTCTAAGCTATGTAATGTTGTCATTAGATTTGCATCTATTACTCTGTTAGCATATTCAACAGCATTTGAAGTACGAGCAATACTAGATAAATGACCTATTACATTCTCATCTGAAAAACCAGTATTACGAAAAGCTTCTTCATATTTTGCAATATAATCAGACACAGAGTATCTTTCAAATGCTTCTTTTTGTCTGTGTAATCTTAAGTTTAAAGCAAAGTTTGCTTTGTTATTCATACTTAAATTACTTTTTGTAACTACTTCCCAAGCTAATAATTGTTCTTCCCCTAAGGAATTAAAATATGCCCTTGGGTTTTTAGGTGCGAACAATGCATTTTTTCTAGAGTATGTTTGTGTAAGTACTTCTCTTAATCTTTCTATATAATCTTTTTCATATTTATATTCTTCATGTAATAAATCTCTGTAAGCCCATAGTTTATCAGATAACATTAAGAACTCTTCATTACTTCCTTGTATAGCTTCTGGAGTTAATTTAAACATTTCTTCAAAACCTATATGTTCTTTAAGTTCTCCTGTTATTTTATCTCTATATTTATAAGAACGTTCTATCATATACTTAGCAGCAAACATACCAGATTCTACAGAACCTGAATATAAATTATATTGTTGTCCTAAACGTCTTAACATTTTTGTAGCTTCATAAGAGTCTAAAGGTATAGCAAGTTTTTTATTTATTTTTTGTATATCGTCTATACCTAATTGTATTGCTTGACTTAATTTATAGAAATCACGTGAAACAGTATCGAATTCATTTAATAATTCAACACTTACTTTAGTATTTCTTGCTAAGTCATAACGTGTTTTAAGTGTTAAGTCTAACATCTCTATTGTATCTCTATCATAAAGTGTAGATAAAGACACGTTTTCAACATACTTTCCAATTTTAGATTGTTCATAAATGTAGTTATCTAACATATTATGCATACATGTTTTTATTTCAGACATAACGTATTTTTTATTTAAGTCTGGTACATCATGTTGTATTAAATCTAACACTGTTCTTGTGTTTTCTATGCTATAATCTAAACTATCTAATAAAATATCCTTATAATGTTTTGGTTGCATGCCTGCTTTCCAATCTTTATAACCTTGTCTTGTTGTTTCATCAGATAATATATCTACAATAGTATATGACTTATGATTTTCTATAGTATCAAATAAAATATTACGTAATGTTTGCTGTGTTCTATTACTTAGTTTAAAAGGAAGTGCTAAATCTGTAGATAATAAAACATTTAAATTTGTTACTGTATCTATTTGTCCTACTACTTTGTTTAATCTTGCAGCCATGTCTGGCATGTCTGCTGTATTGAAAGCTTCAACTAGATCAGGTATTATTTTTTGTCTATATACTGAATCTTTATTTGCTAACTGGTCTAATATAGGTTTGAGTGCTTCATCACTTGTTAAATTTACGTGTTGATTAATAACAGTGAACCTACCTTGGTGTGATAATTGTCCTTGCACCATGCCTTTTACATTATCAACATAATTAGCAAGATCATCTTCGATATTTTGTTTTGTAAATACTTCTAAGA